TTCTATTGATAGACACAACTCATCATGTATTTGTATATGTGCTACAATTCCTTCTTTGTATAATTCTAGCATGGATTTTTTTGTCATGTCAGCTGCACTACCTTGAATTAATTTGTTTAATGCTTTGTATGTAAATGCTCTTCTAATATTATTTTCTCCAAACTTAGAGCTAGCTTCATCCCATGTCATTGGACTTGTTAGTCTTCCAGGTCTAAAAGCAGCTTCTTCCCATGTGTCAAATCTACATTTTCTTCCAAGTAAGGTTGTAATATACCCGTTTCTTTGTGAGTCTCTTGAAGTATTATTCATTAAATCTTTAACAAAAGGTACACGACTATGATACTTGTCAAATAATTTTTCTGCTTCTTCTTTACTTCCCAGACCTAATTCAGCTTGTAGTTTTGCTTTACCCATTCCATAAAACAATCCTAAATTAATCGTTTTAGCTTGAATTCTTTCTATACCTGCCATGTCTGCCACTGTTTGGTGGAAGTCAACATTATTATTTTTAAATCTTTCCACTATACTTTTAACTTCATCATCTTCTCTGAGTTTAGGACTCGCTGCTGCGTAATGAACAACTAGTCTTGGTTCTTGCTGTGAATAATCAAAACATCCCCACGTATGATTTCTTTCTGGTAAAAATAAAGATCTAATTAAAGGACCCAAGTCTTTATTTCTCGCTGGAACCTGCTGGAGGTTGGGATTCGAATAAGAAAATCTTCCAGTTACTGTTCCTCCTTTTTCACCTCTTACTGGATTAATGTCTGCATGTATTCTACCTCTATATTGATATTTAATAATAGTATCAATGAATGTTGTATGTGCCTTGTTTATTTCTCTAGCTTTTGCTATACATTGTACCAAAGGGTGTTTATGCACTTGTAAGAAATTTTTAGTAAAGGAAGGTGCTTGTGTTTTTAGAGTTCTGTTATAAGGCAGGGAAAGTTTATCGAAAACTTTACCAATCGATCTTGCTGCCCATATTTGAACGTCTATTCCTGTTTCTTTTTTTACTTCTAACAATAATTGCTTTTCTTCTTCAGATAATTTATTTTTTAATAAGTGAGCGCGTTCAACGTCTACTCGGACGCCCTTAACTTTCATATCAATTAAACATGGAAACAATCTAGTTTCCAAATCAAATACTTCAGTTAAATTATCTTTTTTAATTTCTAATGACAGATGTTTGAATAATTTTAAAGTTAGTTCAGCATCTTTTTCAGCATAATTTCCAACATACATAGCTGGAAGTTTATACATTTCAGCTTTAGGATCTGCTCCTGCTTTTTCAGCTGCAGAAGTTAAAATACTTTCATCTTTAACTTCTCCTAAATAATCATAACAAAGACTGTTTAAAGAGTATGAATATCTATTCTCATCTACTAATGCTGCCATGACCATTGTATCTATGATGTGGCCTTCTATTTTAATACCATATGCTCTTAGCCAACACACATCATACATTGCATTATGAAATAATTTAGTTGATGGAAGATTGCATATTTCTTGAAGCCAACCTAAAACTTTTTGTCGAGGTAAATTTCCTTCTCTATGAGCAATTGGAAAATATCCAGACCATCCTTCGACAGCTACTGCTACACCTATTATTTCACCTTCATTTATTAATGCCCCAGACCCTCTTGATTTTAAATTAGGATCTCTTGTCTCTAGGTCAATTGCTATATATTTATGTTCTTTTAAATCTGGAAAATTTTCTGGGCAAACCCATTCTGTTTGTGCTTTAAACATAATTTAGTCTCCGTATCCATCTATTGCTTTTGAGTGAAAGTGTTTTCTCTCTTTAGTCTGTCTCACAGATTCCTTATAAGATTCTTCTAATTCTTTTTTTTCCTTTTCCGCTTCTTCTAAAAAATCTTTTTTTATTTCATAAAATGTATATTTTAATGTCAGTTCTTCTCCATTGTTAATATTTCTTAACGTTACTAAATTCCATTTATCTGTAATAGAACCTTCGGTTCTCATTTCTACTTTAACGCAATTTGCATTTTCATCACAATTAATAAAACCCCCTAGAGGAGTTCTAAAAATTTCACCATCTACTTTTATATGAGTAGTTCCGAGATTGGTTCCTTGAGCAATACCTGCTGTTGCAAATAATCCTAACCCACTAATTAAAGAAGGCTTAATTGTAAGTCGTGGTGGTAAAGGATTATACATCTGGATAGTCTCTCTCAATAATCATCTCTAAAAAATGAATAGCTTTCAATATATCTTCTTTTTTTCCTTTCAGTCTATGACGACATATGTATTTTATAGCGCATCCCTCTGGAAAAAGCAATTCATTCTCTACTACAAATTTACTTGGTTGAATTTTAAATTTTTGGTAGTGTGATCCACCGAGTTGTTTGTCCCAAACTTTGCTCATATTACATATGCCAAATAAAGTTTAATTCCAAAATAAAATGTCATCAATGATAAGAAAACAAAATCACTTTCAGGTGTTACGTTCATACTATTGGATACCCTATGTTATAAAAGTTAGTTTGTGTACTCTCTATAATATATAAATTTTGTTTTGCTCTCGTTACTCCAACAAAATATAATCTGTGAATTTTATCTGGATCTTTATCTGCTTCTCTTGCTAAAAAATCATTTTCATCTTCGGAACCAAAATCTATATATAAAATAACGTTTTTACACTCTCTTCCTTTAGCTCCATGAATTGTTGATAGCTCTATCTTTGAATCTGTAGTAAGATTATCGCCGTTTTTTAATAAAAGTTTAATGTAGCTTTTTTGTTCATCGGACATATGAAGGTGTTCCCAGCTGCCCGTCACTAGCAGTCCGTGCTCTTTTTGAAGTTCCTCAAGTGTGACAGTATCTACTGTATCCAATAATCTTCCTTCTCCGAAGCTATGTTTTACTTGCTTTTTTCTAAGATAATTTTTAATTACATGTTTAGCTTCTTCTCCTGAAACACTTGCACCTGAATTTAATCGAGTCCATATTCTATACGCGTCAAGTAAATCAGATGGTAATAATTCATTTTGTCCGCCTTTGAATCTTAAATTTAAATTATTTAAATGCTGTGCCGGCTCTTTTAGTTGTGCATTTGTTTGAGCAAGAATCATCCAATCATCACTTTTAAAATTAAAATCAGTTAATAAACAATTTTCTTTATAAGTTCCTTCCTCGTCTCTCGCTTCCCAAGGCTTGTCTAATCGCTCAGTTATTTGTTTTAAAATTTCTAATGCTTTCGCATGTATTTTCTTAGGCACACGGTGTGATTTTATTTGATTGTCAAAAATAAAGGATTCTTCAGTGTTATGTTTTAAACCTATAAATATATTTGGATCTGCTCCTTGAAAACCATAAATAGTTTGATCATCGTCGCCTGCGATGTAAGATCTTTCACATTGTTTTTCAATATGAAAAAACATATCCCATTGCAAAGGACTTAAATCTTGGGCTTCGTCAAGGAAGACGGCATCGAGAGCAAGACGCTTATCTTCCTTGACAAACTTGGTAATCATATCTGAAAATTCTATCATTCCAGTTTGTTGTTTATATGATTTTAAATCTTCATTAATTTGTTCGGTTAACCATAGGTCAACAGAATGATGTAAATCTAATTGTAAAGCAGCTTCTATTAAATCAATTTTTTTAGAACGTGAGTACGTTATAATTCTCATATGAGGATTTTGATGTACTACATTTCCATAAGTATCTTTTTTTGTTTCAAATTTCATTCCTCTGCAAATTTGTGACTGACTTGTAAACTGTCTCCATTTTCTATCCTTTAATAATTGAGTCGTGGTATCGATATTACATTCTCTAGTTCCAAGATGATGTAATGTAGATATATAAAGTAGAGGATGTTTTATTCTTTCGTAAGCTTCATTTGCTGCAGCATTACTAAATGTCACATAAACTATTTTTTTAGGATCAGTGTGTAAACCATTGATTTCATTAGATAAATAGTGATTGATTAATCGATAAGTTTTACCTGTTCCTGGTGGACCAGGTATTATTGTTCTTACTGCCATGGTTCTTCTTCGACTTTTAACTTTCTTGGATTTGGTTTTTCTAATTTAATTGTTTCCATTATTAATGCTCTAACCGTTTTACTTTCTATCTTTATATATTTTTCTTTTACTTCAAACATTATTTGTAAAAGTCTTAATGTTTTTTGTTTAGGATAAGTTTTTTCTGCCCAAGACTTTGTTTTTAATAAATATCTCCAAAAAGATTTAAATTGAAAAAAAGTGTCTCCC